AAAGGTACACAAGGCACCCACTTTTAACATTTCCCAACACATATTTAACAGTTGCTAACACACTTTGGCACGCTTTTTGCTGTGTGCCGCAATTACGATTATTTAACACATTTAACATTGTTAATTAACACTGTTAAAAATCACTAATTTTGTTAACTTTTCGTCTGTTTTATTAACTTTTGCCTGTCCCTGTTATTGTTTCACGTGGAACAACCTGTTATTAATGTTTCACGTGGAACATTTTGTTAAAAAGATTAAAATTTTCAATTTAAGAACTATTAACAAAAATAATTTGGTGGTTTCGTGAAAAAGTCGTATCTTTGCAGCAGAAAATTAAAAGTTAAACATTTAAATTATAAATATGGAACATAGTTATTTTAAAATCACTTTGAAACAGGTTAATAACGTTACCGTTTATATGGTACGTTCTGACAAAGTAAGTGAGTTCTTTAACAACAAAATAGACTATCTTTCGGGGGATTGTTCGATAACTGTAAAAGGTAGATTCCCGACGCACAAAGATAGCCGTAAATGGTTTGTAGTTTCACCAACAGAAAAGAGATATGAAAAAGATTAAGTATTTTAGCTTGTCTGAGTTCTTAAACTCAGCAACCGCAAAACGTTTGCGTATTGACAACACCCCTACATTTGAGGTAGTAGATAACTTGAATAAGTTAGCCGATTATTTAGACGGTATCCGCGAAAAGGTTGGTAAACCGATTCTGATTTCTAGCGGTTTCAGATGTCCTATGTTAAATAAGGCTGTAGGTGGTGTTTCTAACAGCCAACATCAAAAGGGTTTAGCCGCTGATTTGATTTGTGCCGATATGGAATCTTTGGAAAAGGTTCTGAGAGAAACAGGCGGTTTTGACCAACTTATTAAAGAACATCGCAAAGGCTCTAAAAGTTTTTGGTATCACGTTTCTGTTGCACCACGTAACGGCAAACCACGTCAACAGATTATTATGAACTTAGAAAAGAAATAAGTTATGGAAAAGGGTTTTAAAGTTTTACAGGATTCCATTTCGGTATCCATTGACAATTTAAAGTTTGTAGCCGAAAATACTACAGGCGGTAACGGTTTATTGCTTAACTCTGTAATCGATACACTACAGGCACAGAAGAAAGTTATAGAATATCTTTCTAACTGCTTGGAACAGGAAAAAGGCATTAAAAACCGCTGTTTTGATTTCCTTTGCAAAAAGGGTTTAATGAACGAATTTTATAGCAAATAAGAAAAAGGGCGGTATTTGTTACCGTCCCTTTTCTTTTATAGATAAACACCTTTTTCAAGTTCTGAAATAATGGTGTTGTACTCATCTACCAACAAATTAACCGTGTTCAAATCTACGTTTTCAAACTGTGCATAGCCTGTTACGTCCTCTATTGTTACGATTTCCTGTGTATTGTTCACAGGCTTATTTACTGTAGTGTTCTGCGTGATAATTACGTAAGGTTCTAAACCATACAAAATTTGTTCGTCCCACTGCGTACCGCCTACGATATTTAATTCTGTTGTACCTGTCTTGTAAATAACATCACGTGACAAAGAAAAACTTTCTAACTGAAAGATAACACCATCACAGGACAAAAACGCTACTGCATCACCTGTAATAACGTTCACTTTGAAAGATAGGTTTACCGTTTTGCCGATATACTTACTATCTACAGAGACAAAGCCACGGCACGGAATGAACACCGAAATTTGTGCGTTATAGTCTTCCGAATCACCGTTTAAACCTGTTAACGTCACATCGCCAAAGTCTAACATTATAATGTCTTTTTCGGGTGTTTGTACCGTTATACCTGTGTTGTAGTTACCACACCGCAAAGAATCTGACCCCGATACAGGAACGTTTGTAAAAATGCGTCTAATACGATTTACATAGATTCCTAAATTAACCTCTTCATAGATTCCCTGTGTATCATCTTTTATTTCAAAGAAACGTTGTTTAGAAAATGCGTCCAAATTGTCAAGTGTCACGCAATAAACGTTTATAGCACCGTAATTTCTACCAACAGGCGTTATTACACTAGCTACAGCTTTAATCGTCACAGAAACGCAAGAATCGGGCACAGGGAACGAAATAACACCACCTGTAACACTTATCGTAATATCTTTCGTTCCGTCATTCCAAATAAGATTGCACGAATCTAGTTTGTAATTGACAACAGGGGTGACAGTCAAGTTTAAAGTTTCCCCTGTTTTAACTGTCTGTGGCTGTGGTGAAACGGTACAATTTGTCAACGCATAAGTAATAGGAACGTTTTTCTGTGGCTTTTCGGGTTTAAACGTACCTGTAATAGTTACTGTGTCGTTTGTCGCAACAGGTACACTAAATGTAGCTGTTTTACCGTTAACGTTCATTTCACCCGTGGTTTCCGTTCCACTTTCGTTTTTATAAGAAACTATTGGAACAACCGTAAAAGTTCCGTCTGTGTTACCTGTCAACGTAATATTGAAATTTTCACCGTTTTGCACATAGGTTGCAGTAGTTCCCGAAACGTGGTTTGTTATTGTTAACTCTTTCGGTTTCGGTGTGAACGTTCCGTTAATTGTTACTTCTTCGTTTGTTTTTACAGGTACACTAAATGTTGCTACGTTACCTTTAACGTTCATAGTTCCCTGTACGGTTTCGTTATATGCGTTCTTATAAGTAACTACAGGAACAACAGTAAATGTTCCGTCTGTGTCACCTGTCAACGTAATATCAAAATTTGTATCGTTTTGCACCGAAACCGCATTTGTGCCCGAAACGTTATTTATTATATTCAGCGTTTTAACTGTAGGTGTTCCACCACGTGCGTTTAAGTAACATTCCATTTCACCGCTGTTGGCTGTTCCAAACGTCAAACGTTTTGAAAAATACTTGCCATCTGACGAAATACCGTCAATATCACCGCTAATAACTTTTGCGTCATCACTAGCAGAAACACGTGACAGATTAAAATGTGTAACTTTTGTTGTTCCACTACTCAGACGTGAAATGTAACTGTAATCGCCATCATTTGGCAAAAAATAACAACCATCAACAGATTTTCCGCTAAAATATACAACATCGCCATCTGTGTTGTAATTTTCACTACTAATTGCTGTTAAATTACAGTTAGTAAGATGATAATTTATTTTATAACTTGCCATTACTTATTACCTTTTATAGTTACCATAATAATACTACCTGTTTCGTTCAATAGTTCCTTATTCGGAAAATCTAACTTTCTTACGTTTGGTCGCACATCAACCACGTTTGCACGGTTTGAAAGATATTTGTTAACGTTTTCACCCTGTGTCAATATTCCACTACTAGCGAGTATTTTATCTTTGTAGGTGAAAAGAACGTCAACTTTCAAACGTACCGTGCACAAGTCACCATCTTGCGAAATTTCTTTCACGAAATAATAACGGTTTAAACTTTCGATATAAACGTAATTAAACGTAACAGGTGTGCGAGTTCTGAATCTTACTACAGGTGTTAACACATTGAAACTAGCATTTAACAACCCTGTGTACTCGCTGTTTTCCTGTAGGGTTTTGTTTACTTCGTTTGGTTTACCGTCATAGTTAAACGTTTTAATTTTAATCATACCTTTAAAGTTTAAAAGGGTGTTTCCTGTGCTATCAACTACAGGAAAACACCCTCAACAGTTAAACAACCCAAATTAGGCGATAAAGAAGACTACAAAGTTCTCATTTGTGTCATTGAAATACCCGGCATCGAACTTGTAATAGTTATTGAAAAACTCAGCCTTTGCGTTATAGTTGGTGGTTACTCGCTTGTTAAGGTTCGTAACACCCAAAGCGTCACGGTCAAACATCACACCGAGTACACCGCTAACTGAAACACTAGCACCGCTAGCAGATTTCACATCAATCTTTGAAACGTTGTCAAAGGCATAATCTTTGCCTGTAGCTTGCCAACTTGCCACGGTTTCAGCCTTTGGCAAAAGAACGTTATCTTCGTGGAACGTGTCGGCATACAGATAAGTTTTTGCGGCTGCTGCGAAATCGGACAGAAGAACGGTGTGCAAAACGTCCTTTGGTGTAAAACGCTCCTTACCACCTACGTTAAACAGGGTGGAAATGGTCTGCAAACGGTCTGAGTACAAGCCCATTGTGTAGGCTGCAAATCTGATAAAGTCAGGTGTTGTAATGGCTGCGTCCACTGTAAGTGTTGTACCTGTCTTATCTTTGTAAAGTTTCAACAGATTCACACATCTAACAGTACTAGCTGTGCTGTAGTCAACTGTTTCGTGAGTTGATGGAACAAAGCCAAAGGCGGTCTTGTCTGCGTCCAAAGTTTCAGCAATCATATTGTTAATAGTACGCATCACCAAAGCGTCTGTCTTAATCGTCATTGATTTCTCAACAGCGTTATAAATCATAGACAGAAAACCATTCAACTGTGCTGCACTGCTGAAAGATTCTTTAACCTGTCTTTCTGTGATAGAAACAGGAACTTCAAAAGTTACCTTTGAGTTAAAGAACTTAGCAGAAACAGTTGGTTTGTGGAACACGTCCTGTTTGTACTCTGTACCGTCTTTGAGATTCCAGCTATCGTTTTCCTCAGCCTGTGGAACGTCTGCTGAAATCTTTTCCAAAACAGAACCAAATTCCCAAGCATCCATAAGCACAGATGGAACTTTGCCCGAATAAGGACGGTTAACGAAAACCACTTTTCCGATATGGTTTACAAGTGATTTGACGTAATTGTCAACGACATTTTGGTTAAACACCTCATTACCCAAATCAACGATACCTGTGAGGTCTTCGTGTACCAAATCGGTTTTACCGAGTACTTCACTTGAAACGCTATTAATAAGCGTATAAATTTGTTTTACTTGCATTTTATATAAAATTTAAGAATTAATAAATATCTAAACTAATTTCTTTTGCAATCTCTGTTACCACCTGTGTTTTAAAGTTGGTTTTTCTGAGATTCATTTCTTTTTGAATAATTTCACTAACAGGAACGCTAGACGGAATACCGCTCTTACTACTTGTCTTCGTGCGTGTCTCTTGTCTGTTCCCTGTGGAATCTCTTTGCTGTTTCGTGTCATTGCCGAAATCTCCATTATTAAACGTTACACTTGAATCGATAGTGTTATTATTTCCTGTTTCGTCAACTGTGTTACTTTCGTTAACGGTTTCTTTTGACGTGACAGGGTTTAACACATCATATTCGTTATTAAACACTTGAATCTGTTTTTGCCATTCATCAAACTTAACTGTAATGATACCTTTTATAATATCGGTTGCAGTTTCATTTGTGATAGCGTCAACTAGTTCCCTATTTCCATATTTGAAACACAAATCAATATCGATTAAGTTTGGTGTATCTTCACCGAAAATCGATTTGTACAAAACAGGAAAATTAGGCTCAAAAATGGTTTCAAACAAACCGTTATCCACCGTGAAAAATTCATTAATCTTCATCTTTGTTTTCCTTTTCCTCTTCCGTTTCTTCTGTTTCTTGCGTTTCTTCTGTTTCTGTTTCCGTTTCTTCTGTTTCTTGCGTTTCTTCTGTTTCTGTTTCCGTTTCTTCTGTTTCTTGCGTTTCTTCTGTTTCCTCTGTTTCCTCATTTTCGTTTTCGGTTACAGGGTCAACATCTTCTGTTTCGGTGTGTTCGTGTCCCTCTTCTGTGGATTTGAGTAGCGATAAATAATTTTCGTGTTCAATCTTCCAACTAGAGCCCAAAGTTACGGTAATGTCTGTACCGAACATTTCGTTAACTCGCTTAACACCCTCAACACGTTCTGTTAACATTGAATCAACATAAGGCATTAACGCATCTATATTCATAGAAACCTCTTGCGTGTTTAAACGTTCACGTTTCATATTGTAATTTGCGTTCAAACCCAAATCGTTAAACATTGACGCTTTATAATACTGCAAAAGTTCTATTAGCTGCGTTATCTGTTGGTTACTCTGTGTTGGTGGCGTTTGCATATTAACACCTTTGAAAAACGCATTTTCACCAATTACCGAGAAATCACCGTCCAAAATCTTTTTGAGGAAAGATTCTGCGCTCTGTTTCGTCTTATCATCGCTAGCCGAAATAAGCATAGTGATTCTAGTTAAAACGCTAGTCATATTTAAAGTAATAACTGCGTCTGTGTACAGTACACCATATTTCCCGATAACAGGGAGAATCGAATCTGCAAACGGTGTGTTATTGATAACAACAATATCTTTTCCGATATTGTAGGTTTTATCCAACTTTAACCACGGATTTGCGACAATAAAATCTTTTCCCCTGTAATACGCATCACATTCACCACCCCTGTTTCCCTGTAGTGCATACAGTTCACCGTTAACTTTTGCGATTCCTACATTTCCACTAGTTTGCAGAATCTTTTCAAGTTCTACCTGTGGAATCGAATCGGGCAAACCTGTGTATACAAACATCTTTGATGTCATACAAAGAACTCGCTGAAAGAACGTGTCCAAAGCTGTATCTTTGTCTTTGACCTGTGTTTGATACAAGTTATAAAGATTCTCTTTTTTCATTACTTCACAAGTGTTTTAATTAATGTACAAAGTTCTGTTAACACTTTCGTGTTACTCTGTACGGTTTCGTTTAACTTATCGGTTTCCTGTTGGTGGCGTTCGTTCTGTTTCTCCATATAGAAGAAAAGGGCGATACAGACAGCTACAGGAAAACCCACGTTACTAACTATCGATACTATAGCGTTTATATCCATATAGCAAATTTTAACTTTGTTATTTAATGGTGCAAAGATAAACAAAATATCTGAAACGACCAAATAAAACAGGGAAAAATGTTTCACGTGAAACAATTTTTACCCTGTCTTAACATATTTTAAGTAATAATATTACTTCTGCTACTAGCCATCAAGTAATTACGCACAATTTCGCCGATTTCATTATTTTGATAAAATACCTTATCGGTGGCGAAATACTTCGTTATCTGAGATTCGAGGTAACTAGCTGTTGACAATAGTTTGCGCCTGTAGTTCGGTTTTCCATTCATACAAAGGGAATAAATTAAACTATTCTCTGTGTCTTTTATCGGTGTTGTCTTATTGTGGATATACATAAAGTTATTAACACCATCTGACGTTTCAACCTGTATTATATTACCCTGTAATGTCATTTCGTTAAACTGTATGTAGAAAACGAAAAGTACATCTTTCGGGGTATATTTCACGGGTAAATGAGGATAAACAGCGAGTTCCCATTTACCGCCTGTAATCATCTGCAAATTCTGATTATCGAAACAGAAGTATTTGTTACTCGCTTTTTGCTTAACAATAGTACTACAATACTCTACAGCCACGGTTGCACCGTGCTCACCGAATTTATAAATATCTATTGTGCCCTGTTCCATCACTCGCACCTGTTTCAATCCCATTTCTGTAAAATATGGGCAAAACTGGTTTACTGTGTTACCCAACATAAAAACCTTAACATCATTACGCTGTCTTATGATAGTACTCAACAGGTTCATATACAACATAAATTCATCGGGTAAATAATAACGTCTAGTCAAAAACTCATCGAAAACAATAGTAGTTATATTAGGGTAACTACTACTTTTTTCGTGTTCCTGTTCTGACAGACAGAAACCAAAACAGAATGGCACGTTATCGGGTACACGTTTCTTTGTTTCGGGGTCATAGCTTGAAAGAAACCATTTGCCCGAAACGTAAAAGACTTCGTTAAATTTACCGTTTGTAAGTTCTTCGATAACACCGTTTGAAACGTGATTTGCAAACAAACTTTCGGCACGTTTACCCCTTAAATCTTCACGCCATCTACGAATATACGCCATTTGTTTTCCTGTGCGCAAATATTCTTTGATTCCATAAAGTAAGGTTGCATAAGTCTTACCATTTGAACGTTCACCAAAGATAACGTTATAATCTGCGTTCTTTGCTAAGATTCTAGACAAAGAATAAAATTTCGGTGTTTCCACCTTTTCTTTCTTCTGCTTCATATTATTCTTTCTTTAATCTGATTCCCATTAAATAATTTATATAAAGTACTGACAGGCTCAAAGTGTACCCTGTAGGCTCTAAATGAACACCCGTTTTTGTGTCATAAGTAGAAACCGTACCCAGATAATCGGTGATAGTTCCACTTTGTTCATAATCTACGTATGTGTGTATATTCTTACCTGTTGCAGACGGTGGAATGTCTAAGTAATTAGTGAAAGCGTCAAAGATTCCGTTTTCCCCAAATGTTTCTAACATATAGGGTATAGCAGATTTCTTGTTAACACCCGATACCGTCAAACTGTAATCGTAATCTTTACCGTTTACCGTCAACGCTCCTTTTTCCTGTACCATATAACGTTTTGCACCCAAAGTTTTAAAACGTGTATAACTTCCCTCATAGTCCCAAACGCCCAAAGGTTTTGCGATTCCCTTAATCGTGACAGGCTCAACCTTTTCAAACTGTATTTTGTGAAACTTACAGGCTGCACGTAATTTTTGCTGTGCCAAATCGTTATAGGCTTTGAAATACTCTTTATGGTCTTCACCGTTCTTGATTTTAACGCTGTCTGTATCACTGTAGATGTAATCGTCACCGCATTCTAGAATACCTGTAAAAAGATTCCTACGTGCATAGGCTGTTACATATATACCCCACGGATAGAAAAGAAAACGGTTTTTGCTGTCATTGTATTTGTTAAGTGCTTCTAAGCGTTTTTCACCTGTTAAATGCTCAACGTCCCACGTTTCACCATCACAGACGATTTCATCACGCAAAGGGTTTGTTACACTCATACCGTAACAGCTATTTAGCATTTCTTTGCTATTCAAATACTCTACTTCTTTGCCCTTAACCCCTTTTAGTTTCGTTTTCATTTCATACAGGTGCAAAATGGATTTAATAAACTCTGTTGGCAAATATTCTTTGCGGTAACAAATCATTTTGCCGATTCTCACGGATTCCCACATATAGAACTGTGAAAACACCCTGTAATCTATTTCCGTTATAGTCATACAGATTTTACTAGCACATACCAAACGACCGTTATTTTCTGATACGTTTTCCTTTACGAAACACTTACTAACAGATATTGGATTTTCGTTATCTAATTTTGCAAAGATATTCGTAAATTCCACGTCAAAGACACAGCAATATTTTGAGGTCATAAACTCAAATTGTTTCATAGACTTAACAGGAACGAAAACACCTGTACTCATCGGAAATTTTTCGCTTACCATCACATAGGGGTAACTACTTGTAAAATCGTAACTATCTACGTTTTCTATAACTTTATCTGTGTACTTTGCGTTTGCGTGTGTGAAACCTCCCGAAAAGGCTCTTTGTAGCATTTCAAATTCTTCCATACCTGTTATATTTAAGTTATGGATTTTATCCAAATACTTAAAATTTTGTACGGTTTTACCTGTTTCGGGGTCTGTTGTCCTAAAACACACAGAACGGCAATATTTACGCACAAAACCCGTCTTTGTTATCGGTAAATGGGTAATGTTTTTGTATTGTTCGATAAGTTCCTGTATATAACACATAACTACTTTAATATCGTTCAAACAATAACCCATTTCTTTTTGTGTCAACGGTGTTTTGCTGTGACGTAACAGGCTGTAATCTAAATCACCGACCAACTTTTCACATTTATATTTGTGTAATTGTTCACTTAACTTTGCGAGTGAATAACCCGATAACAGATAACTACATCTAAACTCTATTCCGTTTTCTGTGATTCCGTAAATAGGTTTCCTAAGGTCTATTGAAAAAACCTTTGACCACTGCAATAACTCTCTGAAAAATTGGAACTCATAAGCCAAATTGTGAACGTATATAATAATACGTTTCTTTTCAGACAGGTTTAAAACGTCTGATAATGTATCTAGCATAGTTATAAATTCGTCCCACGTGCGCCCAATAATGCAATAACCGTTAATTCCAAATTGCCAAACGTACATTAAAGAACATTTTTCCATCTTTGTTTGTTTGCCACCTAATTTTATATAACGGTCATAAGTATATGTTTCACCGTCAACATCACGATAAAAAGATGTAGTTTCTATATCGAAAGATACAGGAACGTTTAAGAACTTTTCGCCCTTATTGTTTCCTGTAAAATTCTTATCGTTCACAGCCAAAGACAAAACTTTTGTAATATCTTTCGGTGTGAACGTTTCTGTATGTAGTGCAAAGGGAATTTTCTTCATTATAAACCAAATTTTTTAAATTCGTCTAATATACGCTTTAACGGTTCATCTGTATTATAGGAATCAACGTCATTAATGAATGCTTCTGCGTTCGGGTCATTGCCTATTTGCTCTAAGGCATCATCTAAGGCATTTCCAATTTTTACTGCATCATCTTCGATTTGGTCTGAAACGTCTTTGGATTCCTGTTCTAGTTCGCCTGTGAAGTCTTTATACTGCATTAAGTATTGTTCCAAAAAACGTTCATCTGAAACACTCGCAATTTTACCCATTAACTTATTTTGCATAAGGGCAAAACTTTTATCGTCCAAATCATAGGCTTTTTTCAAGTGTTCAGCATATTCTTTAGTACCTGTTGCAGTAGATGTCGGCTGACGTAAAAAAGAAACCGCTTTTGAGTACTCAATCTTTAAATCTTCCCAACTGTGACGCATAGAGAATTTTGTGAAACCTGTTATATTACCTTTGTTAAGGGCAACAACAGCAGGCGAAACTATACCCGATTTCTCAACGTTCTGTATGCGTCTGTTTGCCTGTTGAAATACACGTGCAATCTCTTTACGCAAATATCCACGTGATTCTACAGCCGTTAATATTTGCTTATCTAATTTCACTTTACTTGTAAGTACAAAGGTTTTGTTTGTAAACCCTATAGGATTATATTTAGCCATTTTAAGAAAGATTTAAATAAAACAAAGACAGGGACGAACAAATTTAATTCGCCCGTCCCTGTGAAACCAACCTTACACTAACAACTACTTATCAACGAATGTGATACTATAGCACTTCTTTGCGTGTGATTCATATTCGTAGATAGTGTAACCTACCTTATTTGCTTTGATAGCGTCAACCGCATCACTATTAGCGAGAATCTCACGTACCGTGTCACCTGTGAACTGTGGTAAGTTCACTAAACGCTTATTCTCAGCGTCAATAATCACAGGTGAATCGCCCAACTGTGATTTGTGAACGTACATACCATTGATAGGGTGTACTACATCACCGCCGCCATCTTTCTCGCTGTTGTAGATGTCTGTTAACTTAACAAATGGAAAATCTGTTGTATCGATTCCAAAGCTAGTCTTATTGAAAGTACTAGCAAAACTAAAACCTTTTGGCATAACTTTATAAATTATTTAACGTTAAACTTCGTGTTACCTGTATGTGAAGTTACTTAACTTCGTTCATACCGTTTGCATCTGCAAACTCATTCAACCACTTCTTAAAACGGTTCAACCTGATAACCGCCTTATCATCTTTGGCAACCTCATTACTAGTCATCAAAGCGTTAACACTTGTAATACAGTTAAAAACTGTCTCATTAAAATTTTCGTTCATAATTACCTTAATTTAAATTGTTAAACTTATATTGTTTCTAAAACTGCTGCAAAGATACTGCATTTTTGCGAAACCACCAAATTTTTTCTGTTAAGAAATCTTAAAGAATAAAATTAATATCTGTTAACACTTCGTTTCACGTGAAACATTAATAACAGGTTGTTCCACGTGAAACAATAACAGGGACAGGCAAAAGTTAATAAAACAGACGAAAAGTTAACAAAATTAGTGATTTTTAACAGTGTTAATTAACAATGTTAAATGTGTTAAATAATCGTAATTGCGGCACACAGCAAAAAGCGTGCCAAAGTGTGTTAGCAACTGTTAAATATGTGTTGGGAAATGTTAAAAGTGGGTGCCTTGTGTACCTTT